GTCTTGGGCGGCTCCTGTGGCGGGGCGGGGAAACCCACCACGGGCAGGCCGACGATGCCGCCCTGGGCCATGCAGCGGACCAGGTAGACGCGGAGGTAGACATTGGCCGGCATCACCGTGAGGTCGGGGTCGCCGTTGGCGACGCGCAGGTTGATGCTGATGTCGGTGCCCTTGAGCAACCGCTCCTGCCAGGTGACCTGCGTGCTCATGTTGTCGCGGTTGGCGGGCGTCTCGATGACGCTGTCAGTCAGGCCGATGTCGACCGCGTTGATCTCGATGCCCAGCGCGCGGATGGTGGGGTGCGCCTGCGTGGCGGCTGTCGAGGGCCAATCGGCTTTGGCATGGATCATCCAGTAGCCGGTCTCGGGCAGCCGGTATCCCGTCGGTGTCGCCGCGCTATGGGTGTCCTCGGTGGCCGTCAGGACGGAGCGGACGTGCTGGTTGGGTGTGACCGGCACTGCCAGAGCGCGAGCGCGGTAGCTGCACTTCGGTTCGCCTCGGGCCATGGAGCGGACTCGCGCGGTGACGGTGCCATAGTGCGGCGTGCGCTCTGCCGGGTCGGCGGTGGCGATATGCGGATTGACGCCGAGGACGAGTTGGGTGGCCCGCACCTCGTCTTGCATCAAATTCCAGTGCCGGGCCCAGATCGGATCGATGTGGTCACGCTTGATCGGCTGGGTGTCGATCCTGGGCGGGTATGCGGCGACCATTATTCGACGCCTCCGGTCGTGACGAGCTCCACATCGCCCAGTACCGGCAGCTCCCACGGCGACAACACGATGTCGTCGATGCCGGACTGGACGGCGTCCGCTCGGGCCATCATCGGAATGTTGATGTTGATCACGCCGGGCATCACGGCCAGGCTCGTGTAGATCTGGCCGACGGTGACGCGACTGCCCAGGCTCAGGGTCGTCGAGCGCAGCAGATTGGTGAGTTGGGTGCGCACGGCCTGGTCGACCACGTCGTTACGCCAGGTGGGCGCCGCGAAAACCCGGACCGGTGTACCGACCGTGCCGAGATTCACGCCGACGAGAGTGGGTCCGCCCACGGTGACGGTGACACCGCCCATCGCGGCGAGGCTGAGCTGCTCCTGGGCGTCGATGATCAGCTCAGGCGATGGGACGCTGCGGTCGGGGCCGGCGATGTAGACGACCATGCTGGAGGCGAGTTGGGAGATCGCCCTGGCCGCCGTGACGCCGGGCACGGTCAAGGCCACGGCCTCGTAGTCGGCCACGGTGACGGCGCGCTCGCGGGCGCTGAAAGCAGCCGGCGCGAAACGCCTGATCTGCTCGGTGTCCTCGTGCCCCGTACCGCCTGACATGGCCGAGGAGATCGGGACGCCGGCTCCGTCGTAGGCGATGCTCACGCCCGCGATGTCGGAGTCCAGGAACTCGATCTTGCCCGCGCTCAGGTTGCCGGACATGCCGACGCCGACCTTGAAGGTGGCGTAGATGCGGGCGCCCAACTGGGGAATGGCGCCGTTGACGCCGTCGCCCAAGGCCACGACGGTGCCGCCCAGAGCGTCAGGGCGCACGGCGAACGCCAGATCGGTGGGTCCGGCGAACACCAGCCGTGTCAGCCGGGTCCATTCCAGGTCGGCGTGCTCAGCCTCGACATGAAGCCGCACGCTTCCCTCGATGACCCTGTCGCGGCCGATCGAGACGCGCTGCGACGGCTTGCCGTTGGAGATGCCGATCTGCAGCTTCGTGGTGGTCTCACCCTCGGCGATGTCGACCACGACCTCGCCGCCGGCCGGAGGGACGGTGGCCTCGGCAACGGTCTCGAAGATCACCGGGCTGTCGATGGCCTCTACGTACACCGAGCTCAGCCGGGTGCCGGCCGGCACCACGATGGGCTCGACCGCGTCGGAGTCGGAGACGAGGGTGACGGTGCCGGTGGCCGAGATGTTGGCGTGGCTGACGTAGGACAGCATCCCGGCGAGAGTGAGGATGGACTCGCGGGTGATCGCCGTCGGCAGGAACGACTCGCGCAGCATCCGGTCGATGGCGTAGTTGTTAAGGTCGGCCGCGTGCGCCCACTGCTCGGCCAGCACCACGCCGAAATCGGCCTGGCTGCGCGACGTCCACTCCGGGACCACCTGCTCGGCGCGGCGCAGCAGGTCGACGACGATATCGGCGTAGTCCGCCGCGGTGTAGTCGATCGGGATGTCAGCCACGCAGCCACTCCAGGATCTGCCCGTCGTCGGTGATCTCGGCGGTGTGCACCTTGGGGCTGGGGAAGTCGTTGTCCGGGCCGGACAGGCGCCGGTAGCGCATCTCGATCTCCGTGACGTTGCCCTCGCCGTTGACGATCGGGATCACCGAGCGCACCTGCAGCGCCGGCTCCCACATCGCGGCCTGAATCTCCGTCATCGACCGCAGTTCGACGGCGGCGGAATCGGGGTCCGGTTCGAAAAGGAAACTCGCGACCGGCACACCGAATTGCGGAAGCATCACTCGCTCGGTCGGCTCGGTGCCGACGATGGAAATGAGCCGCTGCCTGATACGCCGGTCAGGGTCGGTCGTGGTGGCGACCCCGCCGTCGACCGAGAAACGGAACGGCAGATCGATGGCCTTCGTCGGGCGGATGGCCATCAGCGCGCATCCGCGACAAGAGCGCGAATCGCGCGGAGATTATCGGCCACAGCCACCATCCTGAAAAGGGACTAAATTAATTCCGATTTCAGTGTATTTGCGCGGCGTTGAACGATATTAAGGTCGTGCTTCCAATTCCTCGACGCGGCGAGAGAGATGGTCGACCGCAGCCCACAGCACGCCGACCAACGCGGCGAGGTCGACGTTGTCGCCATTGCGCACCAGATCGGGGAGCGTCTCGGCGATGGGCCCGATTTTCGTCCGGCCGTCAGGGCTCACTTCCGGCCGGTAATTCCACAGCTTGGCCGGAGCGTCCTGAATCGCCTTCACGGGGTCGAAGTCAAGGACGCGGATATGGTCCTTCAGGTGCTCGCTGGAGCCTTCCAGGAAGGCTGAGGCGACGCACGGCACATAGCCGGCGCCGTCCTTGCCCTGACAGTGGACCTGGCCGCCCGCGGCGTTCACGCTGCTGGACGAGCCGGACATCATCGCGGTGCCCGCGGGGGCGCGAAGCCGCATGCCGGCCACCGGATGCGTCAGGTCGATGCCGTCGTCGGCGTTGTAGAGCAGGGCGCGCAGCTTGTGGTCGTTCGGGATGTGGTAGAAGGCGTGGCGGGTATCGCCGGTCAGGAACCTGATCCACACCTTGTCGCCGCGCTTGAGCTTGCTGATGGCCAGACTGTCGGGCTCGGCCCAGTCGCTGATCTCCGAGCCGAGCACATCGGGCACCTTGGCCTTGATGCGGTGACGCTCTTCGGGATCCTTGACATCCTCCACGATGCCCCACCACATGCCCTCAGACGGTCTCACAAGGTCACCTGCCTGGGGGAAGCCGCCCGCCAGGACCCGCCACCCGAGGTGCACCGGTCGTCCGTGGTCAGCACCGTCTGGTCGCTGTAGCGGTAGTTGTCTCGCGCGTTCCTGGCCAAGCCGACGTTGGTGACGTACTTGGCGTAACCGACACCGCTGACGGCGGGCGCGGTCAGATGGTGAGTGGCGGTGACCACCATCCAATCGCCGCGCAAATGCTTGGGCACCGCCCTGCCCTTGATCTTTATCGGCTGTCCGGGACTGAGCCGGGTCGACCCCATCAGGTCGGCCTGCGCGCCGGCCCACTCCTGACCCGAGGAGGTGTAGCCGTCCAGGTTGAAGTTCAGGTCGTCGACGGCGTCGATGTAGGGCTGGTTCAGCACGCGGGTGCGGGCGGCTTGGGAGTCACGCTTGTGCCGCTCCAAGAACCGGCCGGTCTTGTGATCGACACCGTAGATCTGACGGTTGAGCTGCCGGCCGGTCTGCGGCATGTCGGTGCCCATGTCGACCTGCAGCCGAAAGTTGTCGCTCGGGCGGGCGTAGTCCTTGTGGATCTCGAACTCCGGAGCCATCGAGCTCCTGGCGGCGGCCCAGGCGGCGATGTCGACGAAGTACAGCGTGCCGTTCTCCACCCACATTTTGCGGCCGGCCGCGTGCGCCCTCTCCTGCAGCCACGCGTAGTCGCTGACGCCGTGCTGGTACAGGTACTTGTGGATCTTCGTGGTCTTGTGCACCACGCTGCCCAGGTTGAATTGCTGGGCGATCTTCGAGGCCATGCCGGAGTCGGTGATCTCGCGCCACACCTTCGTGCGGGCATCAGCCAGGATGTGGCCGGTACCGATCAGCGCATAGGAGATCTTCACCTGGCGCGAATTCTCGGCCATGCGACTGTCGTAGGAGGCGTGGTGGACGTAGCCGTACCAGTCGACCAGGTCGGACGGTTTGCTGCCCCACCGCACGTGGACGAGGCTGTCCTCCTCGACCATGGTGGGGTCGGTGGCCGCCTGCCACGGGTACTGCACGTGCGTGTGCATGATCGTGTGGTGGCCGAGCCGCTGCTCCACGCGTAGATCCAGCGGAGCCGGCTTGAGCGGCTTACCGTCGACGTACATCTGCGTGTACGGGGCTGCTACGAACATCGGCGCCTCAACCCGTCAGGTCGGGGATGCGCAGCATGGTCCCTGGGGACAGCCACATCCAGTCGATGACCTCGGGGTTGGCGTCGCAGATGCGCCACCACAAGGTGACGTCCCCGTAGTACTGGGCTGCCAGCAGGTCGATCCGGTCACCCTCGCGCACCTGGTGCGTCCCGAAATTGAACCGCTGTGACGGGATCTTGCGCAGCTCCCGGCCTCGTAGGATGCCGCCGCGATAGGGGCTGGAGGACGGCGCCATGCCCTCGTATCGGCTAGCCATCACTACCCCTTCTCTCGGGCTAGGCGATCACGGGCGACGCTCAACGCCAGGTCGCGTATCTCATCGGCGTGCAGGTCCGGGCCTCGGTCGAATTCCGGGCTGGCGCTGGAGGTGGAGACGTTCTTGGGCATGAGCTGCACGCTCACCGAGATCGCACCGCGGATCGGGATCTGCGTCGGGGAGAACAAGGTGTAGTTGATGCCCAGGCTGCGGATGACGCCGAAATAGCGCAGCGGTGAACGCGCTCCGAAACGGACCCACACCGGGACGAACATCATGACGCCGATCGCCGTACCCGAGCCGTTCGCCCCGGCGAGCGCGGATTCGTCCTCGACGCCGACCAGTGTCAGGAAGGCCTTCGCGTCCCGCCACACCCCGTCGCTGTCCCCGCCGGCCACCTCGAAAGACCGGTCGAAAAGCAACTCGAACGACAAATGCTGGTTGGTGACACCCTGATAGACGCCGCTACTGTCACGCGGGTCCATACCGGGAGGCAGCGGAATGCTCTCCTCCTGGGCGCCCATGCTGTAGTTCGTGGAAATGGTCGCGGGGTTGAAAAGAAAATCAACGCGCCGCGCTCCACCGGAATGCGTATACAGGCCCGCGGTCGTGTCCTCCTCGATCCAGCCGCGCTGGACCGTGACAGCTCGACCGTGCGGACCCATGGCATGGCGGACTCGCGCGTCGAACGGGCCGTTAAGAGATGAAGCCACCGGCGATTCCTGTTAGAAGAACAATGTTCCCTCAACAGGCTATGGTCGGCCGAAGCCGCGATATAAATTGTGATGGAATTCAGTGACCCCTGGCGATGGCCGCGTCGCGCGTGATGCGCTGCAATTCCTCGAAAAGCTCACGCGCCGTGGTGCGGGCCGTCGCAGGAGAAGCGCCCGAACCGACGTTCAGTTGAATCGCATTCGTGCCGAACGTGAAACTGTAATTCGCGCCGGAGGCCGGACCCGCGCTGGTGTCGGTCAGCACTTCCCGGATTTTGCGCGCCTCAGGAGCCGGCACCACCATCTCGCCCTGATGCACCGTGGCGAGCTCGTCCTCGGGGACATTCCACGCGCCGCCGCGATACCAGCCGGTCCGCTGACTGTGCTGCCACGCCTTGGACGGAGTGCGGTAGCGGCCGGCGATGTAGTTCAGGCCCCACTGGATCTGCGCCTTCGGGTCGGCCATCCACTCCGGCGTCACCACGCCAGGGTGAGCGCTCGGCAACGCCTGCGGGATGCCGGCCGCGCCCGAGCTCTTGTTGACCGCCCGGTGGTTCCAGCCGCTCTCCTTCACCCACAACTGCAGCAGGTCCGACCACTGCCGGCCACTCCAGCCGCGAGCACCCGCCATGGCCTGGCCCAGCGCCTTGTTCGCCTCCGGGCTGCCACCCTTGGGCGTCTGCTTCTGCTTCTGCTTCTTCTTGGTCTTCTCATCGCCCGCCAACGGCCGCAACGCGTCCAGCACATCCTGGCCACCCTTGATCAGGGTGCCCACCGTGTCGGAGGCCTGCTGCGCCTCGGGGGAAGCGGCATTGTCGCCAGGACCACCAGACGGGCCACCGGGAGCGCCGCCGAAAATCGAGGCGAGAACCTCACGCTCCGACATGCCCAGCGTGCCCGAGGTCGACGTCATCCCATACGTCTGGCCCAAAGAGTTGACGTTCGAGCTCCAGTCCGTGCCGGGCTCGGACTGGAGCTCCTGGCGCGGCGAGGACGTGCCGTTGTCGGTCTTCTTCTTGTTGCCATCGGTCGACTTGGGATCGGAGCCCTTGGAGTTGGTCCAATCGGCGCTACCGCCGCCGCCCATGATCCGGCGCACCGCATGCGCCTTGGGCGTCCCGGAGGAGATCTTGACGACGTCGCCCTTACGCGGCGCGTGAATATATCGCCCGCCGCCCAGCCACATGACGACGTGGCCGGGGTTCGGGAAGATCAGATCTCCCGGCTTCCACGCCTTGGGGTCTCGCGACACCGGCTGTCCGTCACCGACCTGCTCCCAGGTGGTACGCCGGATCTTCTTACCGGCAGCGCGGTAGGCCGCCTGCATCAGGCCCGAGCAGTCCCACGAGTCGGGGCCGGTGCCACCCCAGGCATACGGCTCGCCCCGCTGCGCCATGGTGAAGTTGATGGCCGCCTGAATGCCGCCGCCTGCCGACTCCTGGGAGCGCTTCTTGGCGTCGGTGCTCTTCGGCTTGTCCTTCTTCACCCTGGGCGGCACTGCGGTGCCGCCCGACGCGCTGGCCTGGCCGACATGGGTCGCGTTGCCGCCGAACAGTTCTTGGCCGCCCAGACCGCCCGACAGGTCGGTGATACCGGCACTGAGTTCCCGGCTGGGAGGCGCCGTGGACGGCACTGTGGACGGCGCTGTCCAGCCGAGGGTGCTGTTGGCCCCGCCCAGGTACGCCAGCAGCGCGCCCGGATTGTCCTTGAACTTGCTGACCGCGCCACCCATACCCAAGATCATCTTGACGGGCGGGAGGTCCAGGAACGTCTTCACGAACCTGGTCCACTCCTCGACGGCCTTGGACGACGCCTTCAGGTTCTCGATGTAGCCCTCGAAGACGGCCCGGTCACCGCTGCGGTCAAGGGCGCGCGTGTCCTTCTCGGTCTGGAGTTGCGTTTCGGTCCAGCCGTGCCGCTTGAGCTCTTCGCGTGCCTTCGCGTACTGCGGCGAGGACTTGTCGGAGGCTTGAGCGAGCAGCGTGTCGGCCTTACGCCAGTCGAGCCCACGCTGCTGCAGGTCGACCAGTTGGGACATGTAGCCGGTGAACTGCTCGGTAGTGCCTGAATCCCAGCCCGTATTTTGCAACAAGTAGCGGAGCTTGCCGCCTTCCTGCAAGCCCGCGGCCAGCCGCTCCTGGGTGGGATTGGCCGTCCCCGTCGCCCTGTGCAGCATCCGCCGCGCGATCGTCGCATTGCCGACAAAAGACCGGGTGGTGGGGTCATGGACGTTACCGAGCCCCAGCATGTGGGCGCGGTGCTGAAACTGCGGCGACTGAATCTGCGCCGAGGCGGTGGCCGCGTCCGTGGCCGAGAAGGAGGCGTTGCCGACCACCATGCCCAGGCTGCGCCACGACTGATCAGCGGCGGTGTCTCTCTGCGTCGACAAGGCCAGGCTGCCCGAGGTGCGCATCCGCGCCAGCACGGCACCGATCGCATCGGCCTGGTCGGTCGCGACCGTGTTGGACGGCATGGCGGCCGACGGCCCGAACGCCTGGTTCAGGAACATGTTGCGGCCGGCCAGCGCAGTACCCGACTGGCTGAGCCCCGCACTGCTGGCCGCAAGTTCCATCGCGGTCATGTCGACCATGCGGGCGTCACCGTAGTTGGCCAGCGCCCGCACCGAGCGCCTGGCCAGGCCCGCGGCGGCGGTAGCCGCCAGGGGAGCCATACGGCGCAGCGCGCCAGGCTGATGACCGCCGTTGCCGGGCATGACCGTCGCGCCGCCACCCGGAGGCAGCAAAGCCCCACCACCACCGACGCCACCACCGCCGTGGCCGCCGTTACCGGGCGGAGCGGTGAATCCCTTACCCGCCGCCGCGAGATAACCCAGCGGAGTGCCGGTCGCCCGCATGCCACCGTTGGGCACCTTCGCGCCGGCCGCGGGCATGACGAAACCACCCAGCAGACTGCTGGACATCGGCTGCTGGTGCGGCATGTGCGAGGCGGCGTTCTGCCACCCCGCGCGACTCAGCGGGTTGGCGGCGAAATTCGCGGCCGGGTGCGGCGTCGTACGATTCGGGGCAGCCGTGCCAGAGTTCGCCGCCGCCGAGAGCGGCATCGCCCGAATGTTGGCGAACAGGGAGGGCTGCTGATTGCCGGTCATGGCGGCGCTGAGCTTGGAGACGGTGCGTGTCAGCCCGTCCAAGGTGCGCTGCAGGTCATTCCAACCGAGCAGCACACCGTTGTTACCCGCCACCGGCTCTCCTTTCAAGACGCCAGTACGCCATGTCGAGCAGGTAATCCCGCTCAGATCTGGTCAGGTCCCGCACGTCCTGAACACGCCAGCCGGGGTACACATGGAGGAGCTCGGCGTACAACTCCCACAGCAGGCTCCGGTCAACCGCGAAACAGGGCATCCACCGACAACGTGACGCTGTCAGCGTGAGCGCAGTCCGGACACGTCACCGCCACCTCATCCAGTCGCGGACCAGGCCGCAGCTTGTCCATCTCACGCATGATCGTGCGCCGATCGGCCATCGACAGGGACTCGCGCACGTGGATCGGGTTCGCGCTGAGCTCGGTCCAGGTGCCGGTGCCGGCGTCGATGGCCAGCACCACCCGAGCCAGCAGCACCGTGTCCTGCTCCGGCACTGTCAGCGTCTTCTCCCGCGTGGCCGCCATCAGCGCGATCTGATCCGAGCCCGTCGCATGACGGACTCTGGCCTGACGCCCACCCTTCAGCGAGACGACGAACTCCGTGGCGCCAGGCTCGGCCGCCTCCACCACCGGAACGTCGGCCAGGTCGATCGACAAGGCGAACGAGCGCCCACAGCCGGCGCACACGTACCGCTCGAAATCCACCGTTGGACCGAAAGTGCACTCACGGATGCCGAGGATGAGCGCGTCACGGTCGCCCACCAGCATGCGATTCAGCAACTCTTCCGTCGCCGGCACGCCGCCGATGCTCTTCACGCCGGCCAGCAGCAGCGTGTTGATGAGCCGCTCCGGCCGGTTCGAGGCGGCGGCTCGCGCCAGATCCTCCTCATCCCGGCCGGTCAACTCTCGCGGCTCGGCCGTGCGGACCACCCGGCCGTCGATGACGATGCCAGAAGGCAGCTTCACCTGATGGTCGGTGGCGGCCGGCATCTCCGGTCGAGGTGTATCCGTCGACATGACGCGCTCGATGTCGACGGATACACCGGCCTCGCTCGCGTCACGGAAATTCATCGGCTTATGCGGCGCGAACGGGTCAGGGTTGATGGTGGTCACCTGCGGCTCCAATTAGTGCGTCCAAAATAAGTATTCATCTGGTGAGACAGTACAAGCTTTACGAGGCCATCTTGAAGTCGCTGGTGACCAGGTTGCCCGCGATGCCGAATTCGAAGCCCTCATGCACCAGTGTCATCTGCTGGATGATCACCGTGTTCGCACCGGCGTCCAAGTCCGAGAAGGCAATGGCAGTGGGCCACGCCTGATGCAACTTGAATGATGCCTGAACGACACCCTTGCCACCCTTGTTCGGATGCGACATGACGTCGATCTGGACGGTGGTCCGGAAATCGTTGGTCGGGTCACCGGCCGTGTCACCCTGGGTGTAGGAGAAAAGCTCGTTCATCCACGTCATCATCTGGTTATCGCCGACACAAAGCCCACGAGAGAACGTCACAGGCTGGAAATCCGACTGCCCAGGAAGCTTATGCGGGCTGGAATTGTACCCGCCCTCCCGATACGGGATCACGTCCGTGGTGATATTCAGGCCGGACACCGACATAAAACCGATGTTCGCGAACCTGTTCTTATTTCCATCGCCGATCGTGACCTGGAAACGGAAACTCCGCAGCGGGTCAGTCTCAAGGCGCTTGAGCTCGGTAGCCATGAAGCTAAATGCCTTTCAGCCAGCGCTTAGTTGGTGATTCCGGGGATCGAGTCCTCGGCAGTGGTCGCGCCGGCGTCGTGCTGGCCGATCCGGATGATGACGAACTCGGCGGGGTACAGGAATGCCAGACCGACATCGATGTTCAGACGACCTGCATTGACCTGCGACTGCGGGTTGTTGTCGGCGTCACACTTGACGAAATAAGCCTGCGCGTCGGTCTGCCCGGCGAGAACTCCAGCCCGCCGCAGAATGGACAGGTAGCGGGAAACCCGGAGCGTCACCTGCAGCCACAGGTCCGGCCCGTTGGGCTCGAAAACAGCGAATCGCGTGATGTCGGCGAGCTGCTTACGCAAAAGGATCAGCAGACGCCGCACCGGAATGTACCGATCAGGCAATTCCAGCTTCAGAGTCCGAGAACCCATGATGCAGATCCCGTGACCCGGAACACTGCGGATGATGTTGATGTGATCCTCGGCCGCGGCATCCAACTCACTCGGCAGGAAACGCGTCTCAGTGGCCCGCACACCCACCAGCCGGGTCTCCACACCAGCCGGAGCCTTACCGACATGGCGCGTACTGTCGTTAGCGGCGAAACGACCCAGCACAGCGCCACCAGGAGGCAGCAGCCGAACCGCGCCGTACAAAGACGTGGACGGATCGGAGCACATCAGCCACGGGCCGAAAATCGCGCCGTGACTGGACGCCTCCAACGGTGAAGCGCCACCGACCATCGCCGTGTAACCGGCCAGCACCTGAGCGGAAGTCGAATTCTCCGCAGCCTTCGGACCGTCAATGACGACGAAGGCCTTACCGGTCGCCTTGGCCCACACCAAGATCGGATTCAAAACCGATACAGCGGTGACACCGGGCAAGTTGACGTCGACATTGATATCGAGGTCCTCCAGCAACTTCGTGCTGGTCACGAAGTCGTATGGGGCTGAACCTTCCGCGCCGGAACCCAAAGTCGCCGTCTGCGCCGGCAGCACGTCCGTGGTCGCGTTGTAGGTGTAGTCGTCGTCGATCTTGAGATTGACCAGCTTGATCATCCGGGAGCCGGCGAACGGCGAATTCAGAATGGAGATCACATAGCGGGAGTCATCGGGATTGATCGACAGATCCTCGAAGCGCTCCAACTCCGCGCCGGAATTCAGCACGAGCAGATGGAACCGGCCCACCGCACCGGTCGGAGCTACCTGCACCGACAGCGTGTTCCCGGTGACGCCAGGCGAAAGAGCCGTAATACGCACCGCATCGAGCGGACCCGCATCCGGATCAGCCGGCGTGCTGTCCTTGAGCACGGTCGTAGCCGCCACCGCGTCAGCGCGAGTAGCCCTGACCACATAGCACCGGTTACCGCCGTTCGAAAAATACTGCGACACGGCGAAAGGCAGTAGAGAGTTTCCAGTGAACCCACCGAACGCATTAACGTACTGGGTCCACGACGTGACAAGAGTGGGCTGGGCAGGACCTGTGTCCGCGATGCCGATGAACGAGGCAATCGCGCGAGCGTCCCCGTAACCGGATCCACCCCGAGGAGAAAGGTCCTCCTCGACGTAAACGCCCGGCGTCAGATAATTAGTGGGCAACGTTTCTCCTTGAGCGACGCCTATTCGACATCGGCAGTGACCTCATACGATGTGAGCAGCTTCTTGCCGTCCAGCGTGGAGACAGACCCGTCGACAACGTCGGGGAAAGTAAGCCGATCGATATCCCATGGCGTCAGCTCAGAGAAGACGCGAACCAGAAAGTGTGTTTCGAAAACCCGTTTATCATCGTCGTCCCGGAAATCATGCGTCGCAGGTCCGCCGATGACATCCATCGACACCTGTACCCTGCGCTGCGGAATTTCCAGGGAACCAAATCGGTAGGGCAAGTAGTGCTCTGTCGCCAGCAACGCCGTCAATGCAGACTGGTGGGCCTGGAATCGACTCCGGGCGACGATCTGATAGTCAAAGTTGTAGGGAAGCGGGCATTCGGCGTACCAGCCCCAACGATCGTCAGGGCCAGGAACCTCAGCACCCTCCGGCCCGTAATCCACCGAAACAGTGCCTCGATGCTCACGGTCGGTAGCAGGCGAGATATTCGCACGCGTAATGGTGATCGACGGATACTCCATGGGAGCCGCCTCGGTCTCCGGCGTGGAAAACCGCACCGGAATCTCACCGATACCCTGAAGATTGATGCCGGCCAGACGCGTCTTCAGCGCCTCGTCCTCATTCAGAATCCACGGCATCACGGACCGCCGAATACGCGACGACCTACCGTGGACACATTCACCGATCCCCATTCACGACGAAACTACTCATGAATCAGGTTAGGGCGCGAATATCGGCGGTTGTTAAAATCAGGCGCTTGGCAGGCCTTGCGCGTGCTCACGCCTCCACCAGCGGTCGAACTGCGAATCAGTCGCCAAATCAGCGGGCTTGAGCTGCGTCACCGTAATGACCGCCGTCATATCTGTACGCTTGATCTGGCCATGCACCTGAATACGCGCCACCCTGAAAACCCGATCGTCATAGACAACGCGGTCACGGGTGTAGGAGCCATGATCAGCGTTCAGATCCCACAGCCCCGCACGCACCAGGGACGCATAAGGGATCTTGAAATAGGCGGTGTCGGTCCAGTACATGCCGCCCTCCTGGTTGTACGGCATGCCCTCCTCGCGAACCAACGCGATGACCGGTAGCCGCAGCGGACCCAGGAACCACCGGCCGGCAGCATCAGGCTCGTCATAGACGTCGTGCTGCGCGCTGGAAGCCTCGGAGAAGCGGTAGTACTCGCACGAATCCCCCCACACGCCGAAGGTGCCCAGCATCGCCTGACCGAATTCCCGCGCCTCGTACTCGGGGGAGAACCGGCCGAGCTTGTGATCCAGCCGCGCCATCAGTACCCCCACGCGCCGTAGATCGGGCTCGGGATACCGGACTCGTCCTCATCAGGGGAATCGATCGGCGGCAGCCGGCGCCGGGGCTTGTCCCACTCGTCGTACTCCCTCGGAGTGAAGACCGGGACCAGCCGGCCGGTCGTCAGCGACACCCGGCGCAGCGTGCGCATCTCGATCCGATACAGCCCGACACCGAGCTGCGAGCAGATCTCCTTGTAGCGGCCGGTCAGCCGGGCGATGTGCTCGACGATCTGGTTGTAGCGCTGCCCACGGGCGATGTGCGTCCCCTCGGAGGTGACCACGTCAATGTCGGTGGCCGCGTCCGTGGCGGCGGCCCACAACGCCTCGATCGCCGCCAGACACGAAACCGGCACGACCTCGACGTCCGGCAGATCCGCCAGGACCGTGTCGGTCCGCTCATAGCGGATGTGGCCGTGCTCGTCCTTGTACCGCTCGACCGTCTCGCGGTTGTGCACGTGCTGGGAGACGGCGTCGCTGCAGAACCGCGTCAGTTCCGTCTCCGACCAGACGGGGTAGTGCTGACCCGTCACGGTCACCACGGCACCCTCAGTCGGGATGTCGAGCAAGGTCAGGATGCCGGTTCGCTCGGTCACCGCGAAGCGGTCCTCGGCGACGATCTCACCGGGCAGGCCGGGCTCGACCACGACGACCTGCACACTGTCAGGGATGACGTTGCGCACCCCTAGCTCAAGGATGGGCCGGCCGCCCATCGCAGGGACGACGAAGTCCTCTGCGAGGTCGCCCAGCTCCGTACGCGTGCGGGCGATGAGTGCGGACATATCGGCCATAACATAATGATCGGCCGAACCAGCCTAAAAGTATTAAACGCGGCAAAGCCCCCAGGCCGTCGCGGTGCCTGGGGGCCAATACAGCATGCAATCCCGTCACACCAGAAAACGGAGGAGCAAACAACCGGCTTCCCTGTGACAAGGAAAAACTAACAGCGTTCCAAGCCTGACGTCGACGCGTCGAGTTGGTACTTCTCAGAACGATATGCGTCACGAACCCATAACGAGACAGGTCAAGAGGACGAGATCGTCAACTTATTGATCGCGATCTGCAACGCCTGACCAGCGACAGGCTGCTGCGGCGTGTCCATGACCCACTTGTAGACGATCTTGCCAGAGGTGCCGGCACCCACGGTCACCAGAGCAGCATGAGTCGCCGCCGAAGCCATATCCACGGTCACCGGACCAAAGGTGATCACCGCGGAGTTCGACGCCTCCGACGGCCGAGCCTCCGTAGCGGCACCCCACGTGACCGTCTGCCGGGCATAACCCGTGGTCGTCACCTCCGGCAACGCCGTCAAATCGGCGTTGTCAGCAAAGTTGGCCGTACACAACGCCAGATACGTGGTCCGCGCAGCGGTATGGTCCACGGCCTTGCCGGTCTGGTAATCCAGTCCCAGCTTCAGCCCATAGGCAGTCGGATTACCTGCCATCAAGCCACCTTCTTAAATCGAGCGGTGAACTCACTGACCGGCAAGGCAAGAGTCCGAGGCGAATGATCGACATCCACGAAATCAGCCGTCACCATGTCCTCGACCGAAACGCCGAGACCAGGGGTTCCCGGAGGATAGACACCGGTCACGACCACGACCTGACCGGCCGGCACAGAACCAGGGCCGACGCCGAAATCCTCGGCCAGCTTGTAACTGTCATCAGCGGCGGGGAGAAACTTAGGGGCAGCCATCAGTGCCACACATAACCAAGACGCTCAAGGTGCTCCCAAAGCTGGGTAGGCACCGTGTAGGTCTGGCCCCGATAAAAGTTGTAATTCTTACCGACGCCGAAGGTGAGATCCTCCAGATCGGAGTTAACGCGCAGCTTCTTGGTCGGCGTACCGACCTCCACGCCACCGACCGCGACCTCAGAACCGGAAGGCTCCTCGTCGTAGTCAGGGACCGAGGCCACGGTCACGGTCGACATCTGCGCAGCGCGCGTCTTCAGCTCCTCAGCATGAGCCTCAGCCTGCAACGCGGCCTTCCGACCGGTCACATCACGCGGATTCCTAGTACGGGCGGCAGTCGCCAAGGTAAGTCTCCTGAATAAGTTTTCCGAGGGGGTTGGAAGGGCCTGGAGGCAGGCTCGACAGGCCCTTCCCTAACGCCGACAAATAATCTTGTCAGTTAGTCTCGGCAATGACCACGGACTGGTCCGTAATCAAACCGAGACCCCAAATCGAATACCAAGCAAGCGCATGCTCGCGACCAAAGTCGAGAACGCCACCATCGCGCAGTTCGACGGGCAACGAAATGGCGTGGCCAAACGCGTTATCACCCACGGCGATAGCCCTATAAACCGGCTTCTGGTCGTTAGGGGCGGCACCAGAGTCGTGCACCGTCTGGGCGATCTGCGTGCTCTCGATAAACACGACATCGTCGATCCTGCCGACCATCCCGGTCTGGAATGCGCCAGGCTGGGCGAACTTCGACGCCTCGATCCACGTGGGGTCATCACGCAGTCGACGGCTTTGATGAGGATGGATAAACATTACGTAAGAATCGCCGAGGCGAGGCACGTTCTTCGTCGCCAGAGTTTCCACGACATCCTTGACGACAGCGGTAGTCAGGTGGAAATTACCCGTCAAACCGGCGCGGTTGGCCGCAGGGGCGCCACGGTCGTAAGGAGAAATCGGAGTAGCCGGCGCAGCAAGCGAATACTTGTCATAGCCGAACAGCACCGAGGACGCCTGGAGCAGGGTGTCGCGACACGATTCGTCGAGGTACATTGCCATATTGCGGCCCAAAAGTCGGGACGCCGTGGCAAGTACATCATCGAACGAAGCATTCAGCAGGAATTCACTGACTGCCACCGCGTAGCCATGCTCTGCGACGGTAATTGAGAACTGATTCGCAGTCAGCGCGGCGGTCTGCATCCGCACACCTTCGACGAGCTGCGAAGCCTTTCCGAGATTCTGGTACCTGGTGAAATTGACTTGTAGTCCGGGCTGAACTCCGAGCTCGGTCTTTTTGACCGCAAATTGCTCGAAACGCAAGATCGGCATGGCCTGGAAGCACTGTTGTTACTCCCGCTGAAGCGGGGGGCTGGGCATTTCTGCCAGCCTCTGCATCTTTTCCATCGATGCAGGTCGGACTATATCTTCATCTCCAGTCTCGGCCTACTGCTCACCTAAAGGCCGAACCTGTCGGAGATGCTTCCCGTGTAGTCTCTAGCGGGTCCCAGGTGTGGGTTCCGACGGGATTCCCCTGGCTTAGGAGGGGTTCCCCGTTACAGGGAAGTGTTTACTCGACAGTCACCTGCCGAGGTCCCCTATTAGTTGAGGATTTCCTTCGACCACAGAGTCTGAATAACCGGCGAGAGCACCGAGTTGGTGCCGGAGTACGCCGTGGGTGACGCCGAGAGATTCGGCGTACCGGTGATAGCGGAAGCCATCTAGATTGTCCTAACCAAAGAGTCCACCATTGCCATTGGCTGCCGCGCCCAGTAGCTTTTCGCGATTCTTAGCGAACTGAGACATTGGCATGGACCCGAGCTCTTCAGCGGAAATCATATGAGTGGCCGGATTGTTGTCCAGGGGTCCGTCTGCGGCATATCCCGACGGGGATACGCCACGCATAGTCGATGCGAGATGAGTACTCGCGTCCTGAAGCTGCGCAGTGATCTGCTCGGTCTTCGTGCGCATCAGCGCGATCGAAGCCTCAACCTCTTCAGGGGTATTACCATTCACAAGGTCTACCAACTGGGGGGCGATAGTTTCGCGCTCCTCAATGACTCGCCTCTGAATATAGGCCTGAAGCTGGGCCAATTCCCGGTCCTTCTGAAGCAAGGCCAGCTTCGCCTCGGACTCCTTGCGGACCTGCTCAAGCTGAGCGCTCCATTCCTGGTCGCGCTTGGAGAGCAGGTCGTGGACGCCGAGTTCCTTCTCGGTCTGCCGGCGCTGGGCCTCTTCAGCCTCACGCTCGGCCGCCTGGCGGGCCTGCTCCGCGGTCTCCCGCTCGGTCTGCCACGTCTTGACCTGCTCTTCCAGGGCGTTGAGCTTTGTGCCCTGGTCGCTCAGCCTGCGGTACAACTTGTCCTTCTCCTGCTTGCGCGCCTCCTCGATGTCGGCCTGGGTGAACCAGGGACCAGCGGGAGGGGGGCCCGTATTCGGGGCCGGGGCAGGAGTCGGGTCAGTGG